TTTTTATACGACTTTTGAAACCAAACTAAAAATAACTTAAAATTATTACAGTAAGTTTTATATGTAGTCTCCCAAGTATCCCAGTTGCTGCTTTTGCAACTGTTAAGATATTCTAAGTAAATTTCTACATTTTCCTTTTTAAAATTTTCCAAAACTGTTAATTGCATAACTAAACCTCCTATTTTTTTGATAGGTTTATTATACAATTCTCAAAATAATGGAAAATTTATACAAATATGAATCTGTAAATAAAACCGCTGGAACTAGATATACAGATTTACAGTTTGAAAAAATAGGTAATATTGGACATGTATTTCTAGATATCCCTTCGGGAGTTTCAAATACATTAAACAATGGAGCTTTATTATTTACTTTTCCTAAAGAATTTAAGCCTAAAAGTTTTAATTTGAAGGTATTAGTATCTTATCCTAATGGTCAAACAGCAAGAACTAGATATGATGAAAATACTAGAAATTTATATATTTTATCCCCAATACAAGTAGCTGAAAGTATGTACTTAGATACTTTCTATTTCTTAGATTAATTACTACATTTTATATTTAATTAAAATTGCTACATACATAACTGATACTAATATAGAAAGAGTCATCAAAAGTTTCCGAATTAAGCATTTTACAAATACCATTTTCATAAATTTTCGCAGAAATAAAATTTTCGGTAGAAAATGCGTTTGTTGAAAATGCGATTGTACTCTGCGGAGTAAGATTTGGTGGTAATGTAAAAAGTACATCATTTTCTTTTTTTCTAAAAAAAGCTTTACCAGAATCTATTTCTAAAAAGCAGATATTTCCTTGTTTTATAACATATGCAAATGTTGTATTTGGAATATTTAAATTAGTCTTAGTCATTTTGTATAAATTTTCCATTCTTGTTGGAAAATCTAATTACATTGAAGGAAAATAAAAGTAAAATCAGTTTTACTTTTATTTCAAATGTTAACCTAGATAATATAAAAGAATCAGGGTACTATGTATCTCCATCTTGGGGAAATAATATATTAGGATTACCTTCCGAGTTAAGTGGGTACAATGACAAAGCATTTTATTTACAAGTATTTTCTTTAAATGATGTCAACAGTTATTGTCAGCAAACTCTTTATAGTTTCAAAGGTAATATTTTTTATAGAGCTATAACTGGTGCTAACACTGGTTTTAATCAATGGAGAAAAATTGGGTAAATATAAACTTTTTTTATCTAAATTAAACTAGAATATTGCTCTAAGAAGTATAAATTTCCACCATTGTTTATAACTTTTAAAGTCTTGTTTGTCGCATTATATCTAATTTCTATTCCATTAAATCTCAAAATATCATTGTTTGATTGAAATATATTTCTAAATAAAAAACACATTCTTTCTTTTCCAGTTTGAACAGCTGTTCCAACACCTATTCCAAAAAAATACCAATTTTCATTTATAGGAATAGATGTAGTTCCATCAGGAATCAATGACCCACCATTATAAAAAAGTAAGATTATTTTTCTTGTTAGATTTTCCAATCTATCCAAAAGGCTGTTATTATCTAATGGAATAAAATTAGCAACATTAGCCGACACATCACTGTTTTGATTTAAACACTTGTACATTTTTCTTGTATTTCTATCATAGTAAATGTAGTTAACGTCCTTAGTTCCAGCTGTTTGAATGTCTCCACCATATCCAACACAACCAGCAAGTCTTGCTAGCATCATTCCTTCTAATGCTTTTCCTTCTTCTGTTCCAAACTGCACTATTCCAGCTTTTTCTTTTGTTGCTCCTTCTTGTATTTTAGTAACAGCATTATTTAATTTCTCTGTCTCTTTATCAATCAACTCTGCATTATGATTAAAATTTTCTACATTGTAATACTCATTTCCTTGCGGTTTCATCAATCTTAGATATTTAGTATATTCTGCCATTTTTATCTCCTTCCATCATAAATTTCTTGGTTTTTAATAGTCTTTAAATCATCATTTTTTAGTAAGTTTAATTCATTATGCTTGTGGTATTTCCCTACTACATCTGCATCTTCGTATAGTCTTGCATCATATAAATCTTTGTGTGTTTTAGTCTTTAAATTATTGTGTATTAAATATGCAACTTGATTATGTGTGTTATATCTAAATTCTACACTAAAATTTAAATGGGCAGGTTTTATTACATTTACAACAGCTTTAAAGTTTTCTAAATTTTGTGGGATCCCAACTATAGATGTAAATTTAATTTTAAAACTATAATTAGCATTATCCTCTATAACTTCAATTTCTCCATCTGTGTAAGCTTTTGCCACTCTAGCAATCATTTCTTTTGTAGTAGTTCCATAACTTCTAAGCTTAGATATAAGATTTTCCCTACGTTCTTGGATATTACTAGTTTTATCTCCCACACTTAAACCAAAGATTTTTTCCCATATTGGTAAACTCCAAGTAGCTGTATATATAAAAAATTGGTCTAGTACATCTTTAGAAATACTATCTATAACTTCCAACTCATCATTTATAGCCTTTTGGAGTGTTTCAATTTCTAAAATGCCTCTGTAATATTTTGGCATATGTCTTAAAAGTCTCTCATTTTCCACTATACCACCTCTTTCGTAAGTGTAACTGTAGATAGTTTCGGAATTTCTTCTGCTGTTAATTGCACATTTATAGATTTATTATTTAAAAGTAAATTGTCGTAATCGACTACTCCTTGCACGTTTAAGATAATATTTCCGATTTGTGCATAACTAACGTAGTCTTGTTTAAATCCAACTTTTCTAAAATATTCTTTAATGTTAGATTTTATCTCTGTTTCAATTTCATCAAACTTTACATTTTTAGAAATTTTAACCTTTCCACTCAAAGTTATAGCTTTACCAACTGCACTATTTACTGTAACTGTAGCCCCTATTGGTCTTACTTCTTCGAGATAATCTCTGACTCTTTTTAGTAAAGTTGCATCTGCTTCTCCAATATCCGAATTTACCACTACTATCTTAACTGTCCCATTTCCGTTCCACAAAGGAAATACTTTAACTCCACCAACACCCTCAACTTCCATAGCCCACTTTTTATAATGATAGATATTTCCACTAGTTACTGGCTCTCTTACTTTAAAGTAATATCTTTCTCTCAATTCATCATCAGTTTCTCCATCATAACCATCTACAGTTTCTTTTAAGTTATTAACTTCGTTTAAATTCGGAATTGTGATAGGAAATTTATTTATAGTATTTTTTGGTAAATTATATAATTTACCAGTGTTTTCACTCTCTATCGGTACTCCTACACTTCCAGATGCTCCAATTACTTTTTCTTCTGTAGTTATATAGATATACGTATCACTAGCAACCTTTGTCCCTACCTCTATTACAGTGTTTGGTGTTCCTTTTATGATAACAGTACCTTTAGATTTTGTAGCTTGTTTTCTATATACTCCAACCTCTTTTGTAATATTATCTAAATACTCACCTTGTGCAGTTTCAGCAAAAGAGTTTAAAAATATGTAGTCTAGTACTTTTCTAAGTTCTTCAAATTCTATTGCGACTGGAGCTAGATTATCGTAAAATAGCCCTCCCTCGCCTTTATCGTACTCCTCATTCACATTAGAAAGCATATCTCTTAAAATTTCTTTCCATTCTTTCTTTATAATCATAGATAGCCCTCCCACTCAAAAGTTTTAAAATCTTGCAACACTACATCAAATCTAGTTTTTAATGTGTGTCTATCTAAGTTAATTTCTATATTTTTTATTTCTTTTATCTGTTTATTTTTTGCTACAGTCTCTATTAATTCTCTCTCGAATTCACTGTAAAGCACAGGAGTTGGGAATCTTTGCCCTAGCAACATGGCTTTATATCTCATTCCATATTGATTTAATCCGTTTTCTTTGTAGATATTCCATTTAAATTTTTCTGTTAATAAAACTTTTTCTAACCACATTCTAACGGCTCTTTCATCATCAGTTTTAATCAATTTTCCGTTGCTTCTTAGCATTCTTTTTTTTTGAAAATCTATTAAAAAAGTCTTTCCGTTTGTGATTTTATCTACAGTTGTATTATTTGTAGAATAATCTATAAAATTTATTTTTGGTAATATTGCCACTCTAAACTCACCTCCGGTGCATAGTTGAATACATCTACAACAAAGAATTTATCTTCCGCAACATTCGGAATTACAAGTACATACATTCCTTCTTTTAAATTAAAGACTGTTTGTAGTATAAATTTACCTTTTATTTTATTTTCTTTTTTTGCAGTAGATGCAGTGTAACTCCCAGTGTGTCCACTCAAAGATAAATTTTTATCTCCCCCACTATCGTCTCCAGTCCCTTCTGTGCTAAGATTTGTGATAGTACAATCACTAGCCTTATTCCCTTGACTTTCAAAGTCTTTCATTGTACATTCGATTTCTAGCCTGTTTGTAATAGCATTTGAAAGATAGATTTTATCAGCATCTATAACCCCATATCCATTTAAAAGTTCGATAGAAATATTTGGTAGTGGGCTTAAAATCTTACCTAGCACTGCACCGATGGGAGATGGATTATCTCTCTCTTTAAACTTTTCTGCAAGTGCAATATCCCAACTTTTCTTTTCTCTACTCATCTTTATATGCCTCCAGCTTTAAAGTTGCTCTATGTATATTGTTAGATATAGTGTGTGTACTCTCTTTAATTACATACTCTCCAAATAATTTAAAAAGTGGGATATTTAAGTCTATAACTCTCCCACTCTTAACTTTGTCATCGCCCAAAACATCGATAGTAAAATCTTCTGTAATTCTATTTAATTTTTTTAATTCATTTTTAGCTACCAAATTCGCTTTATTGTGTTCCTTTTCATCTAGAATTACGACCTCTTGTAACATTCCGTATTTTTCAATACTTTTACTATCCTGCTCTTTTCCAACAGTTCTTACAGCACCTTTATTTTCTGTAATTACAAGTACGCTATTTTTCATATCCACAATAGATTTTGTAAGTGCTATACTTCCGATATTATCACTTATATTAATAAAATTTTCTTTGTGCATCTCAAATTGTCCATTTACTTTTATCTTTTTAAAAGGCGATATTATCAGTTTTTCTTTATCATATTCTATAAAAAATTTCTTAGAATTAAATTGTGAGCATTGCTCTATAATATCGTAAATTACATCAGAAACAGTCTTATCTTTATAGATTTTATCTATCTTTGTGTCTAGTCCGCTTACCTCCACTTTAATTCCAATTTCTTCACAAAGTGCCTTGACACAATCATTCCCTACCATCTTTTTAAATTGCTTTATGATAGTAGATTTGTTTAGATACCAAGCCATATCGTATGCTGTAAAGTTC